TCGTCAAAAGATGGTGTGATTGGAATAGGCGATTCCCCATCTCCCAAGTATGTCCACTCTTCCCATTCAGAACCGTCATACTCTGATTCAAAAGACACCCCAGCTACCCTTACACGAAGCTTATCCCCAGCTTCTGGAGTAGTTACACCATACTCCACAGTAGCCACATAGGTGGGGTTTAACAATTGACTAAGAGCGTCTGCATCATCTGTGGATGTGAAATACACCTTGCGCATACCTTGCACAGCAGAGGCTAACCCCAAGATGTCCTCCCTCTCGTGACTATCCGCAATCAGGGCATACCAAGTGTTATCCGCTTCCTCCACAGCAAATAAAGCTTCTGGGTAGGTTTCCCCCTCAGTCTTTTTACCAATCTTAAACTGGCTTGGAGAGAGGTCTCCGCCAAGGAGCTTTTCTGCAATTTTATAAGCATTGTGATCCAGTGGGAAATCCCCAGCCACCTCAGCTAAAGAGCCGTAAGTCCTCACCCTGTCGGTGAACTCCGCCTCCATATTAGCATCCATCTCTACTAAGATGAGGGGAATATCAAAAGATGTTATATCAATCTGGGCTGTTTGCCTAGAGATGTTTACCTGTACTATACTATCTATCTGAGCCATTTATTTTCCTTTCCTTTGTAAGATAGCAGGGTTATTCCCCCTCTTCTTTCCTTCTTAAATCTTCTACTTTAATAGTTATTTCTTGTGGGCCATAATAAACACTACCGTCATAAATATTTTTTCCGTCAAACCAAGGAACTTTCCAGTAGCTTATGCTCCCCCAACTACCAGTGGGAGGAGCCCACTCTGAGCCTTTAGGATCTTCCCAGTCCCCATCTATGGGGGGAAGGTCATAATAATCAGACGTATATCGTAAAGAGTTGAAGCCCTCTACACCAATATTTCTCACAGAAATTACTTCTTGAGTTTCAACATAAGAGAAGCTAAAACTTCTATCAAAATTTAGCATGGGGATATACCCACCTTCTCTTGTTTGGGGGGAATTTCTAAGAGAGCTTCTATACATACCTCCAAGACCGTTCTCAACAAACAAGTCCAGCACCACCCTGTTATTACTCATGGCAGACATAAGCCTAGGAGCAATCTCTTCGGCAGATTTCCCTAACACACTAAACTGAACAAGAGCTCTGTAGGAGGTTGGGGTGACCATATCTCCTTGCCACTCCCCTTCTATTTCAGAAGGGACAAACTCCCCCACCTCTCTACCTATTTGCTCTACTTCCAATATGTTAATAACACAATAGGTTTTAGTGGGTTCTAAAGAGTTTGTGTGGGAAAACCATATTTGTATTCCCTCATATCCAAGAAGCTTAAAAGTCCCCTCTAAAGATAGGTATAAAGCTTTCTCTAGTTTCTGGTAGTAAGATTCGTAAGAGCTTGCCATTATCTCCCCCTCTTAGTGAAAGGGATGATTTCCGTCTTCACGTTATCTCGCATAGTGCCAGACTCTATAAGCGGGTCATCAAACCCTTTAAGGGCAATAGTGGAAGCCTTGTTCCTTGACCTGCTCCACCCTGTGATGGTGTTTTTCATATGGTCTTGTAATTCTTCGGATAGATTCTTATATAAATCCTCCCAAGAAGTACCCCCATCCAGAACACTTTTCATCTGAGCAGATTGATCCTTCATCAAGCTTATGGCTTTAGGAGTCCACCCTAATCTTATGAATGGCCTAGGGGGAGTGTATGTCCCATCAAACCATCCCCCATTGATGTGCCCCTCCTCATTCCATTTAGCCACTTGAGCAGTACTTGGGTGTCTTGGATTTGAAGTCCCCCACCAACCAATTTTTATACTCTTGCTGTGTCTGGGGGATAAAGCCCTTTTAAGGGCTGTGAGGCCGCTCCTATCAACTTTTAAATCGACCCTCATACCAAAGCTCATACTACCACCCTCCAGCCGATATAGGCTCTCTAACAGCGTGGAAACTTATATGATCTAAGACCCCCATCTTCCACCTCTGGATCTTAACCACTTTATACTTATCACCTTCCCACACCACCCTATCTGCCTCCCACCCATCAGATCCTTCCCGAGCCCCTCTTATATCTTGGCTAGGGTCACAAAACCCTTTAATCCATTCCTTAGTCCTGTCAGACTCTGGGAGGGTCATAAGCTCTGTAAACTTTAAAGGCTGAATGTTGGCTCTTATTTCGTGCTCAGTGGGCTCACCCACCACTGGCTTGCCCATAACATTCTCTATTTCTCCTGCTCTTATAACAGTGATGTCCACAGCATTTGTGAGCAGGAATGTGGGCTTTGTTCTTCTTGCTGCAGTCATACACCCTCCTTTTATTCTTCTAGCAGTCCTGCGCCTCTGAGGCTGGCTAAGAGGGCGTTAAACTGAGTCACCACATCTGATTCATCTTCAGCGTCTGCCACAGCCTCTCCCACTGGCTTACCAGATAAGGAACTGTAGTTGCCGTCAAACTTAGAATACCCTGCATCAGCATGGTTGCCCCAACCATGGGCTGTAACCCCAAGTTGAATGTCTGAAGTTGGTTTATTAGTTAGATCGTCGTAATCCCCACTAAATAACTCATCCCTATCTGCTTTTAAATCTAAAGCAGCCTGTATAGCAGAGGAGATGGGTTTATCAGCATCAGACGTATTATCTACGTTACCCAAACCAACGTCAGCCTTAGTTTTAGCAAACCCTTCGTCGTTATCGAACTCGGAAAGTTTACTAGGTCTACCGTTAACGTTTTCCCAGTCTACCCCCAAACCCCCTTCCTCAAGATCTTTCCTAAGTAAGTAGTCTAGTCTAGCAGCTTTATTTGGAAAATCCATAATTTCTCCTAACAGCCCCTTGAGGAGCAATCATATTTATGCTTCACATCTGTCCACCAAGCCACACAAGGGGAAATCTGCACTAAAGGGCTCCTATACACATCTGGGTCATTAATGTGCCTGCAAATGTCCCTGATACTCGCACCACCAACATAAGGGTTAAGGTCATCTGGCAAGTCTTTTTGTCCACCATCTTTGATGAAGTCTCTTAACACTCTGCCATACTGTATAGAGGCGTTATTAATCACCTCCATATCACCAGTTCTCTCTTTGTAGTTTGTGGTGGTAAGGTAGAAGGCTATGCCCATAGCCACACGTCTTGCAGCTCTTTGGACGTTATATTTTTCTAACTTTAATATTTTCTCTATTTCCTTGTCAGACATGACTGGAAAGAATATACTTCCTTGCAAATCTCCTACCAGCAGTCTGACAAGCAATACCATCTCTTCTAATTCTTCTTCAGTAGGAGTTCCGTTCTCTACATTAGCCATATCTTTCCTTAGAGAAAATAAAAGGAGGGAGCTAGTCCCTCCCTTCTGTTGCCAAACTATTTAGTCACTGCTTTTAAGAGTAACAACTGCGCTTGGGCACAAAAGAGCATTCAAGAAATTAGATTCTGTCATAATCTCGATGATGCTGTCTTTCTGATCCAAGTGCTCGAAGTAGTAAACCTCTTTAGCAGGCTTATTCACAGACTCGAAGCGGTTTGCTGGAGCAAAGTAGGTTCGGAACAAATCTGTACCAAGTGGGAAAGCATAAGCCTCACCCGCTTCTACAAGCTTCTCTCCAGCCACACTCCCTCGTACTTCGATAAAAGTGATGCCTCCATACTCGAAAGTGCGGTAGCGTTTGTCTAAGCCGAAACCGTTGTTATCTAAGCGACCACTTAACAGCTCACCACCTTGTGGGCGGTTGTAATACTGGTAAGCGTCGACAACAAAGGGGTTACCAATTAAATCATTGAAAAACTCAGGACTTGCCAGAGCTACAATATCGGTAACAACAGTACCACCACCAATAGCATCCTGAATTTGTCCAATCACTGCATCAGGCTTTTTGATGGGGTTTTCGGTGGCGCTACCTAGTTCAAAGTCCACTTCTTGACGAGTTACTCCAAACTCTGTATAGTAGTTTGTAACTACAGTGCCGTTAGGGGCATACACACTACCGTCTTTAAGGACTTGGGCACGAGCAAACTCAAGAGTGGTGGAGTGCGCACGACGCAGACGCTCCATCTTGGCGGCACGAGCACGGTCTAAAGTGAGAAGGTTGTTGCCGCCAGAAGTAATAGCGCTCCAATCCAAAGTGCCATCTAAGTCTTGTGGGGTGATGGCATCATCCAAAGGGTAATGAGGGATCTGCAAGGGCAGCATGTCTTTCTGCACACCTTTCATGGTGTTGTCACGCTCATCCCAGTTACGATCCTCAATCAAGACATCTTCTTCCCGAGTGCGAGGTACTAACACTGTTTTCTGTGTTTTGCGATCAACGCTAAACAATCCCAGAGAGTTAATCACTCCCCAACGATTGGGGATGATGTTAATTTCTTCCGAGCGATCAGCGGCACGACCTAGTTCAAAAGGATTTGCAATAGGCATTTTATTATTTACTCCAAAATTCTTTACTTTATAAGCTGTGTTCTACTAGTTACACGCCCATGGTTCTTTCGATGATCACACCCTGACGCTCTAAGATTTCCTTAAGAGCAAGGTAGTCGTCGCTACCCCTATCAGTGATCCCCAATGCTTCCATAATCAAATAGTCTTTGAGTTGCACTTCACCACGTACAAAGGCTACAGCGCCTGTGTTACCACTTGCACCAGTAGTGAACACACCCTTACAGCCATACCTGTCACCAAAGACTACAGCAAGCTCCACGTCAGCAGCCACGCCATCTTCGTGAAGGTCGCCTACCTCTGCTACAGCAAAAGGAGCTCCTGCAGCGGCACTTGCGCTACGGAATACTACAGTGCCCATTGGGATCTCTGTGTCAGTATCGCTAATCTCTACTACTCGACGTGCATATCCAGATGCTGGGTCAACCTCATGGAAAACGAGGTCAGACAGGGCACCAGTTTTAATCTCTTGAAAAGCCATTTCTTTCTTTCCTTATCTAAATTTTACTATGTCTACTCTATTATTTGCCCTGAGCATACTTGGCTTTAAGCATTTGGGCTGTGCCAGACTGCTGCTCTCCACTCTCAGCGGAAGTTTCAGACACACGAGTGAACATATCACTCTTTTGCAAAGCTTGCTTCTTGGCAGAAAAAGCTTTCACAACATTCTCGAAAGCCTCATCGTCCAGACCCTGTAAAGATTTTTGCATCTCCACAGCTTCTTCCTCAGAGGGGAACACCTCAGATAGCTTCTCTAAACGCTTAGCCTCTTTTTCCAACTTCTGGGCTTTCTCAATTTCTTGCAAGGCTTCTTGCAATGCCTCTTTTTCTTTGTTTACGGATTCCAAGGACTTTTGCAGCTCCTCTAGCTGGGCGTTAGCCTTGGAAATTTCCTCTAAAAGAGGTGCTTTAGCTGCATCCACAGCTTTTTGGATTTGTTGCTCCATTTCTTCCTTACCCTTATTGATAATGGTTTTAAGATTTTCCTTCAACGCTTCTTCTTTGTTTATCAAAGCAACACTTTTCTCAAGCGTATCTGGGTTCACCTTCACCCCGTCAGCAGCCTCGGAAAGAACAATGTTTCCACTGGACTCCTCGTACGAGATTACTTCATTG